AACCCACCTGAGATGGGTTGATGGTTTGACCGGTGTACGGATTGGTATATGTGGTCATGATTAGCTATCCACGGCTATGGCTTGACGGTCACCGACACGAGCAACGTCTTCGGCTTTGAGAGACTGCAGCGATTCTGTGTACTTCTGTTGAAAAATCTGGCGCTGGTCATTTTTAAGAAACGGCATCGCCTGCAGGAGGGTTCCAAACAGCATTGCATTGGGTGCGTTTTGAGTCAGCCAGTTTGTCTGGTTGGTAGAACTTAGTGGCGAAATACGCTCGTAGTACAGAACTTCAAAAGTAAAGTCTGTAGAAGGAGTTGGAGCCAAATACCAATGATCCCAATTTGTGTCAGCGTAATACAGTGGTACATCGGTCTCATTTGCATCAGGCCAATAGTTTTTTAGGTACTCGTATTTGCGCAACAGAACGGGCTTTCTAACTCCATCCACGGTCACACTCATCGATACTGTCTTGCGCCAACGGGCAGGCTTTTGCAGCACTGGGTTGTCAGCAGTCATTGTTGACTCAACCAACTGAAGCTGACCCAACGTCTTGATCTGCTCTGCAATCTCGAATTCAGCCAGCGTGATAAATGTCGGAATGGCATTGACCACAGCAGCATCTTTGCGCTCAAGATACTGTTTGACCGTTTCGGTCAAACTGTCATATGTCAAAACCCAAGATGGTGTGGTCATTTCATTCCTTCTTCGCAATTACGGTGTCAGCACCTTTCGTGACAGAAACGATGCTCTGCGCTTACAAACGATTAAGCTCTGCTTGGACTTGAGCCTTAAACAGTTCAAGGTCAACGTTCTCCATTACTTGTCTGCTTTCCCGTCTAGCTTATTGAAAATCTGTTTACAGATATCTTTGATTTCATCAATGTCACGGCGGTAATCTTCTTTGGTAACGTAGTTTAACGGTATGTTTCGTACATCATTGTCTAGCCGATCCAAAGAAGCGGTAATCCGATTCATGATCCAACCGCCCATGAACGCAGCTAGACCAATGATCACGTTGTAAGCGGTCTGCATATCCATTTTCAGTCAAGTCCCAGATTATTGATTGCTTTTTGTATCCACTTCTCCGCCATTGCCTTGCTCCTTGATCTGAGGGACAGCTTGATTGTGAATCTCTTGGATGAAGGGGGCCGCTTGCATGTAGGGCAAACTGCCCAGCAGCGTCAGCAGTTGATTGACTTGCTCAAGCGTTAGTTTCAATTCTATTTGCATGGTTAGCTGAAAACCCTTGTTCCTTGTTTATCGATGATGAGTTTAGACCCACGCACGGGCGTATTCGGCGTGTTGGCTACCGAGATATGCGTCCATGAGTCAAACTCAAGGATGATCTGGTCAAAAGGCACCTTGGCGGTAATGCAAGCGTTCACTACTTCCCGAGGCGTCATTCCCGGCACCCGGATGTCCGCAGCACAGCCCAGACGATGCTGGCTGGTGTCTTTGGAACCTACCGAGTCATTCACCTGCTTGGAGCGAAACCCGGAGTTGATCATCACGGGCTTGCCCCCTACTGCTACTTTCACCAACTCCAGCAATTGAGCCAGTCGCGTCAGGTTGGCCGCTTCTTGCTCGTTGGGCGTGTTGTCCCAACCGTTGCGATCAGCCGCCTCGGAGCGAGTCAATTCTTCTAGCGTGAAATGAGGGCTAAGGTTCATTTCTTGGCCAGAAGATCAGTCTTGTTCTGGCTGCTGGAGGAGGAACCAAGCCAGAACTGATAGACCGAAGCCGTCTCACGCGCCAGCACACCCAGCAGGAGCATCATCACATCCGAGCCAGTCAGTTGCAATTTGCCCAGCGCCGCGCCTCCCAGCAGGAAGAAGAACCCCGTCACCGTAATAACGGACAGGATCGCGGGCACCTTGGAGCGGGTAGCCGTCTGCATGTCACGGGCCGACTTGCGATCTTCGGCGTGGATTTCCTCTTCCTTGATGTCCAGTTCGCGCAGCTTCAGCTTGAAATCGGTGTCGGCTTGCTTGAGCGCGGCGAACTGTTCACCGGAAAGGTTGCCCGAGGCGATGGCTTCTTCAACCTTGGCTTGCGTGGGCTGATCAATGCCTAGCGCACCACCAATTGCTTTGACAGCCATCCCAGCCAGCGGCCCACCCAGCGCCGTAGCAATCGTTGGGGCTACCGTGTTTAGTACGCCCTTCCAATCGAAGTCAGCCATGATTACCCCACTTTCACAGCGATTTCAGGACGACCATCAGGCAGCACGCGGCGCACCTGACCAACAGCCTTGCGGTACTGATCAAAGGTCGGCTCGGTGACCGCAATGCCACCAATGCCATCGCCGTCTTGCACCGGGATGATGTAGTCGCCCACGTTAAAAGATGCGATGCCGTTGACGGGTACTTTGCCGGAGTAAGCAATTCTGTCCACAGTTTGCCTTGCATTTTCTTGCGCCTCTGCAAGACGTTCCAACGCAAGGTCATACTTGGCGAGGTCTGCATTGTAGTTAATCATGTCGAGCTCGGAGCCATCGGGCCCCGGCTTCTGAGGACGGCGCGGAATCACGACCCCCAACTTGTCTGGGCTACCCCATTTGTCACCACCAACATAGGAGGGGTCTGTGGACTTCACGCCGAAGGAGATTGCTTGTCCCCACTTATCGGTCAGCATCCCGTTTTCGTCGTAACCGACGATGTCACCCTTGGCAATGACCCCACAGTCAAGATTCTTCCGTTCATATTCGGCGTAATCCGTGCCGGATGCGTTGATTGTTCCTTGGGCTGAAACCGACCGGCCATTCGTGCTGGTGCGCCCGATTTTTACTGTTGCAGTAGTTCCTACGGATGCATCCACATCCGCCGCAAAAACCATGAAGGCGTACTTTGCGGTAGAGGAACTGTAGACTAGGAATTGAAACTGATCTACGACTTGCGGGCCAACGAAGGAATTTCCGTTGAGACCTGTTGAAAAAGTAGTAGTCCAAGTGATTGCTGAATCGGCAGCACCGGTGCCTGCGTAGTACCCTACAATGTCGCCTGCTACAAAACTTAGCATAGCAGGCGCATATGTAGCATTTTTCCGTTTATACCCGCTGTTATAGTAAGCGTTGGAAAATACATAGGTATTTCCTGAAGTTGGCTGGCCGGCTACCGCCGCGCCGCTGCCGCCGAGTTCGATGCCAGACATGCCAGACCAAGTGGAAAGCGTTCCACCAAATGCAGCCGAAGCATTGGTGCCAGAAGAAGTAAGGTTTCCGGTCAAGCCAAGCCCAGTGGTGCCAATATCCAACACCTTCGCGCCGTTCACCCCGATGCCGATGTTGTTCGCACCAATGCGGTAAATACCGGAATCGGTGTCGGACGAGAAGTTAAGCCCCGGAGTGCCTACGGTGCCGTCAGCGAAAGAAGCAACGCCAGAAGCAGAAATGGTGGTGAATGCGCCCGTGGTTGGAGTCGTAGCCCCCACAGTGCCGTTGATGTTGATGCTGGCGGTTCCGGTCAGGTTAGTGACCGTGCCAGAGGAAGGCGTCCCAAGCGCACCGCCGTTGACTACGAATGCACCAGCAGTGCCCGTATTTACCCCCAGTGCAGTCACCACGCCCGTTCCGGTTGTGGTCGTTGCGGGAGCCGCACCAGCGCCGCCACCAAGCACAATGGCGTTCGCCGCCAGCGCCGCCGAGGAAGCCCAAGTAGAAGCGGAACTGAAATAAGGCACGCCGCCACTCGTCCCCGCCACCGTCAAGGCCAGAGTGCCTGAGGTGGTTATTGGAGAACCAGAAACCGAGATTAGTCCACCAGTGAATGACTGAGCAACACTCGTAACAGAACCAGAAGCGCCTGCTTTGCTCGCAATCAACTGAACAACACCACTGTTGTCCTTGTAGTACAACTTTCCATCAGTTATGTTGATGGCCAGTTCACCGTTGGCAAGATTAGCAGCAGACGGCGCTGCAGCCACCGTAGTGCTGTAGTAAAGGGAAATGGGCGTGTAGCCAGCTTGTGACATTTAGAATGTTCCTCCAGAAATGCCGTTTGTGATTTTTCCGGTAGACGGATTGACAGTAGGCCCCGTGCTAACAAGCAGCCCGTAATTGTTAGTCGTTGCACCAGTTGCCAGTGGCAAATAGTAATCAGCGTTCGTAGAACTTGCCGTCAAAGCAACATTGGTCGCATTAGTCGCATTTGTTGCACTTCCAACAGACAGCGTAGACTGCGCCACATATTGCGGCGCACTGGCCCCTGCA